GAGCGTTCTCCAGCGGTTTTTGTCCGCTCCCTAGACATCTTGATCGCTTCACCGATTCTCTGATCAAACGGCAGATTTGGATCGGTCTGAGAATATGCAGCGCGAACTTCCTGCGAGTAACCTTTCAAAGGAAGCATCGGAAGATTCTGCCGATAAAGTTGCTCGTTGATCTGTCCGGTTTGAGGATCGAAAACATCCACACCGAGAACGGACAACATATCTGCCGCGTTGTTGGCTCGTTCGGCATCGTACTTCTCGCGAGCCTTGAGGAGTTTTGCGCGAGGCGAATACTGCTGGAGTCCTTGGACTGCTTGCTGTGCTTGCTGATTGAAAATCTTTGATCGAAACCTAGGAACAGTCGGAATCTGAGCTTCGATATCAGGATTGTTTAGAAACGAAGCAAGCTGATCGTTGAAAGTTTGGAACGCATCAAACTCAGCATTCTGCGCTTCGGACTCTTTTAGAGCATCCGCATACGCCTTGGACTGAATCTTGTTCTGAAGATCGTACTGCCGCTGGCGCATGATCTGATCAGCCGCCTGTTGCTGGAACTGCTCTACCAACCGGGCCTGAGTTTGCGCGCGGTCGAACAGGCTGGCACCTAGCTGAAATGCTTGAAGAGATTGGTCGGCCATAAATCAGCGGATTCCGGGATAGTAAGAAGACGGAGGAACAGCGTAAACGGTAGCCGGTGACATCGGATTCGGATAAGCGGTTTCTCCGGTGCTGTAATCGACAGTCGTGCTGCTGACGCTCGGCATACCTCCGGGTGTAGTACCGTAAGCCGCAGGACTGTTGGCCATCATGGCGTTGTACATCCCGTACTGCATCAACGCACCGCCAGCGATGTTTCCGACATTGCTGAGAGCAGTTCCAACAGATTGCTGGAACGGTGACGGCGCAGCGGCAACTTGAGCGGCGGTCACATCGCGACCGTACTGACGAGCTTGCTGCTCTTGAATCGCACCGATCCGCTGAGCAGGGGTGATGAACATACTGCTCACCGAGAACGGTTGAACCATTCCGAAAGTCCGTTGCTGCTGGATGAAGTTCTGAGCTTGAGCAAGACCCTGATTCTGCAACTGCATCGAGGTCAGACCAAGATCGCGAGCTGTCAAAGCTCGTCCAGCACCAGTACCAGCGTAACCGCCCATCAAAGCTCGACCGGCAGTAGACCGTTGAACCTGAGCAGAAACCTCTGGCGAAATCTCACCGGCCAAGGCTGCACCGATGTTCTTGCTGGCTTGCTGAACCAACTGATCGTAACCGGGGATCGCCCGACGAAGCTGGGCCTCAAGCTGAGTCTGCTCAGCCTGAGTGGTCCGCTGAGCAAGATCGGTGGCGGATTCAAGCGATGCGATGTTCTGCTGGATCGCCTGGCGTTGTTCAGCCTCGAAATTGATGGGCTTCAACTCGGGGATCTTCGGCTTGCGACCGCCGAACAAACCACCGAGCAGACTTCCAGCAGCCGAGATTCCGGCTCCACCTAGAATTGCTGCACCTAGTCCGATTGCCATAAATATCCTTTAGAACCACTGATACAATCCACCGCCACTCTGGCCCGCTCCGACCATACGGATCGTAGCGACCGCATCACCAAGGTATTGCATCGTCTGCTCTTGGACCGCTTGCACGGCCTTAGCTTCATACGCAACAGCCTCGTTTAGAAGATCATTCTCTTCCTTACGAATCGCTTGAACCATCAATTTGATGGCGTCCGCACAAGGAGGAATCAGGTAATCGTTCGGAGTCGATGCGTTGATGTGCCGCATTTTTCCGATGACAGTCACCAACTGGCTACAGTTGCCATTCCTGCCAGTCCAAAACGAACGACGATACTGAGGCAACGTCTCGTCTGGATCGTACACAGCAAGATCCACTTCGCTGAACGTGCTGGAATTGTATTCGTACAAGCGACTGACCGTGTTGGTCGCCTGACGAATCACTCCGGTCAAAGATACAAATTTCTTGGTGGATTGAACGTACGGGAGGGCCAAAGTCAGCTTCTCGCCATCGATCCACGCCCCACCGCTCTGAGTCCTGATCCATTGACCATTCTGATCGTAACCCTGGAGAGTTATGGTCTTTCCGACATCAGAAGCATCGCCCGGATAAACGCGAAGGAAGCTGTTGATGCCGCCAGACATATCGCGGTATGAAACCACAGTACCCCGATCAATAAGCTGTCGTCCGCTGCAAGCGTTTCGTTCGTCAACCAGTCCGAAGCCCGTTTCTTGGAACTCGTACCATTGATTGCGAACAGATCCGGTTTGGCAGCAGTCGGCCACAGCTTCGATAGTCTCGATTGAACGCGGCCAAGTGATGCATCCATCGGTCGTGCAAATGGTGAACTTGCCGTAGGAACCGGCCCACAGACCCTTGTGAAGCAGACGCCGACAGGCTTGGTTGATGTACTCGTAGACGCGAGAATCATCGGAGCAGACCCCGATAACCCGAGCGATCAACGATTGGATGTCAGCAACGATCAGCTTCATTTGGTGTAATAGACTCGGGCCGTCCGCTTGATGAAGTAAACGCCGTAGAACGGCGGGATATTGTTGTGCGGATCACCGGAACCAGTGGTTCCAGTGTTCAGGCTGGAAGAAAAGTCGGTTCCAGATCCGAACAAGGTTCTGCCGCCAGCATCGATATCCAACGCGAAATTGGCTCCAACGGTGTGTGTGTGAGGCGGGATTTCAGCGGTGATCAAAGTGTGCTTATCCTCGCCAACCACGCCAGAAGAGGTCGTCGTTCCTTGTACCGCAACAGTTCCGCTTGCGGCAAAAGCACCAACTCCAACAGGGAATCGCGCCGCAAAGTTAGTGTCCACTTCCCACATTGGCCCACTGTAAGCCGACGGAGCATTCGTGTTACCACCATCATAAGTCTGAAGTTCGGTCGTCGTTCCGATGAAAATGCGGCGTTCATTGCTTCCGATATCAACCGGATGTTTACGCGCCCAGAATCCGCCCTGATACACCCACCAGTTACCATCGGCATCGAGCCACGGATAAATCTGGTTGTTCAACGATGGAACAGTTGCTCCAAAGTTGAAGAACGAGTTTCCAATCGAAGAAAGGAACGTCGCCTGTGTACCGCTGATGATGTCGTTGGCAAACTGTTGATAGTTCGCCGGACAATAGTTCAGCGGAAAGTTCGGAGGCGTGAGAGTGATTAGCGTAAGGTTTGGCATACTATTCCGATGAGTAGAAAAATTGGTTCAGGTCACACGACTCCAAGATGGAACAAGGAACAAGCGTTGGCCTGCAATCACCAACAACCGGCTCCTGAACATCGTAGGCATGAACACGGATGCTCTTGATGCGGCAATAGCCAATGATCAAAAGCTGCATCTGAACCTCGAAAAGATTCCGTGTAGGAGTGCTGATTGTCGAATTGCACACGTTATCAGACGGCGTAGGCAAGCGCATCTTCGGCCTGTACTGCGGCTGATAATTGGTGATCGGCAGACATGAAGACGGAAACCCGCAGAGGTTGACGCGAGCGCATTCAGCCCAATCAGCCCACTCGATCCATCCTGGATATTGGTCAGGCTTGTACTTCGCCTCGAAGTTTACATCACCTTCAAGCTGATCGATGAAGATGTCTCCGCTATCAAGACGCTTCAAACCGAACGGAAGCTCGAAGTTGTATGCACGGGTCTGGAACAACCACTGAATTTCCTTCGACCCGGACAGGTTGACATCGAACCTTCCTCCTTTCGTGACTTCCCATAGTTGAATGTTCCCGTTCTGGCCACGGGCAAAGATCCAGCACTGATCACCGTAAACATTTTCAGTTTTGACGATCTGAAGGATCTTTAGTCCTGTCCAAATCCCGGCCCAGGCGGGCGGCATTTTCTTCCGCATCGAGGTGACGAGATCAAAATCGAGAACACCAAGAGCGCGATGATAAACGCCATCGTTGTCATAAACAGGCTGCGTAGTCATCAGCAGTCGGTTATCGAACACGACAGCAGAACCAGACCACAGCAAATCGGTCTGATCGTTCTCGACGATGTTCACGATCTCACCGCTGATGGGTGTATTCCCCCAATCGGTGAACGAGCGTCGAGCGATGATGAACGAGCGGATGCCATCGACAGCGCGATAGAACACGTCTCCATTGACCGTGATGGCTGAACGCGCTCCTAGCGCACCGGAAGTGAGAAGGCTGATCGCTTGGATCGGGTAGGTCAGGTTCTTCCATGTGTCCCGATTGACCGGAGCCTGTACGGAGAAGACGTAGCGAGGAGTGAAGACTAGGAGCGGACCTTGGCCGAGCGAGGTGTCAGGATCGCCTGGGACGGCCATCGCCGTGATACCTCCTGAGTCCGACGGAACCGCGAAGTCTCCGCCTTCATTGAGGAAGGTGTTCTCGGTTTCCTTGAGAACACTGGCCCGCGTTCCGTCTCCATAAACGATGTCTGTGGCTCGGAAAGAGAAGCCATCGGGGAGCGCATACCAGATGCGTCCGTTGACGTAGGCCATGACTCTGCCGCACTTGATCTCGTTGTCATCAGCACGACGGAGAGTTGCTCCGTTGAAGATGAGCGGTTTGGAATAACCGTCTTGGATGACGACAAAGTTCTCAGCCTGAACCATCCAGCCGTCGAGTAGGTTGGACGGATTCTTTAGGTCAGGCGTGGTGCTGAGGTTGATGAACGTGTTTAGCTGAGTGTCATACAACCAGACTTCACCGCTGATGAGGGCCAGAATGTAGGTGCGTCCGTTGTCAGCGATGTAAGGCAGAGCGCATTGGAATACGCCTCCTATTTCATCGGGTCCGTAACAATCTTCTGACCAACCGTCAGCCGTGACATTCGTTTGGTCAGCGGTGACGATATCATTGTCTGCGGTTACGGTCAGACAGATGCTGTAATCCTTTTGGACGTAACCGGGGCGAGGGGAGACAAAGCCTTCTCGGAACGATGAATTGATGGCGAAAGCGACCTGATTTTTGTCGATTTCGGACGGCATAACGCCGGTATCGATGCCGCCCTCGAATGTGACGGTGCCATCGGTGTAGCGTCTTGGTGCGCGTTCGCTCATCGTTTAAGCTTGGATACGCTGGACAGAGAAGGAAGATCCTTGATCGACGTAAAGATCATGCGTAGTAGATACGATTATTTCATAATAATCAGTAATAGCAGACGCTTGATCTATGTAATTTAGCGAGATTGGATGATAACCTGAGTTAGTTACATTAAAATCATTGGAAGCGATAATATCAGAACCGTTTTTGCGAATGTAAATGTAAACGGTTGCTGTGACAGAAACAGCGGTTAAATTGAAATATGCATCGATTCTGTAATATCCAGTGAATGGAACAACGAATCGACCGTTAGAAGCGTTGAATCCAGAAGCAGTGTCGATTCCAGAGTAGGAAGCACCGGAATAGGTTGTAGCGTTGTATGGATTTGTGACTGACGGCCCAACACATTGAGGCGGGGTGCCTGAAACCCTTCGAGTGAACGTGACGTAGCTGAACGGAACAATCGACGGAGCCGAAAGTGTGATGTTTCCGGCGCTGTTCGTGACGACAATCGGAAGCGTTCCGACAATTTCTTTCTGAATGTAGGTGGTGCCGTCGCCTACGGGGATTTTGTTGGCCGGAGCGGTGGTTAGGTTGGTGCCACCCTTGGCAATCGGAAGTGTGCCGCTGATATCCGCAACCGAGATTGTGGCGGTGGTAGAAACGACACCGGAACCGCCAGACCCTGCGGTCTTCATGTAACCGGCGGCGAGCAGGTCAAGAGCGGTAGCAGACCCCAAAGCTGGATCAGTGGTGCGAAGAACGTAAGTAGCCGTATTTGGTGCCCCAGAAACGCCGGGGGCACCGGCTGGGCCAATGGCACCTGCAAGCGAGACCAATGCTCCGCTTGAGATGACTGTGCCTGGAACGGAATTGGCGATTCCAAGCAATCCAGAAGTCGGGTTTCTAAGCGTTACGTTGAGAACTGAAACAGCTTCAACCTGAAAATATCCTGCACCTTGAATCGATACGAAAAACTGACCAGCCAGCGACTGAGGAAGAAAAGCTGTTACAGCAAACGGAACAACAACGGTTCCACCTATCGCTGGGACGATAAATGAAGCGGTTGTGGTTGTGTAGGTGCTGACACCATTCGTCCCATTGGTTCCGTTTGTCCCCGCTGGCCCCTGTGGCCCAGGGATGTTGACGGCATAAGAACTAGCACAGCATCCGCTCATGGGTTATGTTTTTCCCATAACCCTCGCAAAATCAACTAGGAAATCACTTCCATACAGCGCCGACCTTGATTTTCGGAGTGGCCTGTTTCCAAACGCCTGAAACTTTGATGAAAGGAGTGGTCTGCTTCCAAGTTCCAGCCACTTTGAGCCAAATCTTGGAAGCTAGCGGTCCAGAGTTTGAAAGGATCGTGAGAAGCATTACTCAGGATCGGTCTCCATCGGAACGGCGAATCCGCCTCGTTCATCCTCCGAAAGCAGCACGGCCATACCTTCGGCGATCAGGTTGCTTCCGGTCACGTCATCGACGATGGCCGATTGACCGGCCAGCACCATTTTTCCGTCGATGTAGATGGTGAACAGGGCCTTAATCTTCATGCGAAGAAAATGTCGCCAATAATGTCGTTGAGACCTACAGCGGTGTTGTCCGCGTCAGCGGCTCCGGTCACCGTCGTCAGCGCGATTCCGGTCGAAAATGCGATGCCGCCTTCAAGCGTGAAACTAGCCACGCCGTTGGCAGGAATACCGATGGTGCGGACGACGCCGGTGCCAGCCGTCGGTGTCGTGGTCTGGTTGTGCAGCTTGACGTACCGGATGGCGGCGTTGGTATTGATGAAGAACCAGCCAAGGACGCGGCCGGCGGAACCCTTGACCACGGTGGCGTTTGTGGTCGCAGCGGAAACAAGATGGGTGCCAGACGCTGCCCCGGTCGCGTTTGCGCGATACTGAACACCAACGTCACCGATGGCGGCAGTACCAGCGACAAGAGCAGGCTGGGTGAAGCTCGTTGTAACTGTTCCGACGACGCCGACAGAGAGGGCTGCCTGCGCGCCATTAGGCCGCACACCGGCGATGTATGTCGGCACGTTGGCGTTGTCCTCGACGCTTAAGAAACCAATCGTCCAAGTCGTCGTGCTGGCCGGATTCGTGGTGCCGTTCCAGAGCCACAGATAGAGGTAAAGCTCCGTGTCGTCGTCAGGGATGTTTTCGATGCGGCTTCCGCGAGTGGTGACCGTTGGTGTCGTGGAACTAGCGACCAGCGAGTCAGCCCAGTTGACGTTGCGGCCGTCTGCATAGGTCTGCATGACGTGGCCTGGAGAGGCCGTGGTGTTGATCGTGGCAGTCGTGTTGCCGCTGTTCCAACCCCTGCGTTGAGCATCAACGCCAGCGTTTGTTGCGGTCGTGCCCGTGTACTGCGTCCACAGGTAGTTCCAGCCGAAAAGATCGACCGTGCATGAACCGGAAGCAGGCCAACCAGCGACCGTGAAGTTGATCGTGTCAACGCTGGGGATCGAAGCGATGGCATAGCGTCCAGGGACGCCATTCGCGCCGTTAATCGCGCCCACCATCATGGACTGACCGACGTTCTCAGACGTGAAGCCGTGAGCGGTCAGCGTGACGGTGATGCTCGTTGCGCTGTTGATCGTGCATGACAACCCCTCGCCAACCTTGTCGGCCAACATGACCGCGAAGTTGTTGTTGGCGATGCGTTGCGACAGGATCGTCTTGTGGCGAGCGGTCAGCGCACCGCGGAACGATTGGACGCTGCGGGCAAGATACTCGGAGTTCGCAGTCGTGCCGCTGGTCAGAACCAGGTTTGAAGCGCTCTGGGAAACACCGACGCCAGATCCGAGTCGGCGTTGGGTAAGCTCTGTTGCCAGCAACGAAGAACCGACGGCAGCAAAGCCAACCGACCAGATTTCGGCGGGTGCTTGGCGGACAACTGCACCGCTCGCATTTGGAAGCGGGTGGGTGGTCGTCAGCGGCGCTTGATTGGCAGACGTGGCAGCGCCGGCGGGAAGGGCGCTCGACAGAACATCGACCTGAAGCTCACCGCTAGCATCGGTCTTGATGCCGCGAAGGTTGGTTCCGTCGGTGCCGCCGATCAGCGTACCGGATGCGGGAACCGCTGATCCAGTCGTCCCAACGGACGGGTTAGATGCGGTGATGCTTCCGGTGATCGGAATAGCCGACTGGTCAGACGCGATGACCACCGGAGTCGAGTTGGCCATGGTCTTTTGGCCAAGAGATCCCAGCTTTCCGTCGATGGATGACAGCGTTGTCTCTGTCGCGGCACCAGAAGGCAGCGGAAGCGATGCGGCGGATACCGGCTGCGTGGCTTGGAAGAACGTGCCGCTGACAGGAACCGGAGTTGCCCGAAGCTGCGCGTCGGTCAGAGGTTGAGTCAGGCCAGTGTTGGCCGTGACGGTGCCAGAGACAGGGACGGGGGTTGCCCGCAACTGACCATCAGTCAACGGACCAGTGACGGCCACAGAAGACGCGATGCTAACCGGCTGAGTAGCCTGAAAAAACGTACCTGAAACTGGAACCGCAGATGCCCGAAGTTGAGCATCCGTCAACGGCTGAGAAAGCCCAGTATTGGCCGTAACAGTGCCAGTGACAGGCATCGGATTGGATGAGGAAACATCCGTTGCGGATCCGTCTGTTCCGATGCCGATTTTTACGCGCTGATGCAAAACGCCACTGATTTCATCAGCAGCGATGGTTGCTCCGGTTCCTGGCGTGTATCCAACATTGTCAGCCATATTTTAGGTGTATTGAAGGTAGATATCGTTGTCGTTACCACCAGACGGAGAAGCAGTTCCGCTAGTAATGGTTATTCCCCAAACTGTATCGTAATTTGTTGAGGAATTTTTGGTGAGAAGTTGACCGATGACACCACCGGAAGGAACTCCCTGACCTGTAGGTCCGGGCGGTCCGGGAGGACCAGCGGGTCCGGCAGGCCCAGCGGGTCCAATAGGCCCTGGAACACCGCTGATTGCGGTGACGTTCAGAGTGTACGCAGCAGCGTACTCGGATATCGTTGTGACGACAGCCGTTCCTACGAATGCGACTGAAAGAGAATACGCGCTCATGGAGGAACTGTGACACCGGCACAGACGATCAGCTTGTAGGTTCCGGTTGTTTTAGGGCCGAAACTGCCAACAACCTCGAACGAAAAATCAACGTAGTAAGTTCCAGGAGTCCAGTTTACGGTGCTTGCACCTGGGGCTACAAAGATGATGGTCGCGTTGCCAGAACCATCAACCGCACCGGCAACGGTTCCAAAATCGTAGAGCAGTGCGCCTGAAGAATCACGAATCTGAGAGTATCCAACGATGCCAGTCCAAGAAACAGATGGATCAGCGGGGATAGCAAGAGTAACCGAAAACTGCTCGCCGACCTTGGTGGTCATTATCCCGATGTACGAGCAAGCGTCACCTTCGGGCTGGCACTCCTGCTGTGGACTACACGCCGAAGTTTGGCATCCACCGAAATAAAGCTGTGCTGGCATAGCCGAGAAAACCTTCTTTGAAAGACGGTCTTAATCAAGTCAAAAGCATGGAAGTACAGGAACAACCTCTGATACAACACAAATACGGGATTCGTTCACCCGTAAAAATCCCTGATCTTGAGCTAGAACTGTATGCTTTCAGAAATCGGCTTCAGCCAAGTGAGGGTGGATTGGGCACTTTCGATCATTTTCGTAACGCCACGAAAATGTTATGGCCGAAGATGAGTTGGAACCCTTGGCTGGAAAAGCAGATCGAAAGCCTTTGCGATCACGATTACGTTGGATGGGCCGGTTGCGGTGCGTCCGGTAAAACCTTCGGGGCCACTCTTTTCGCGACTGTCTGGTGGTTGGCTAACCCATCGAAAACGGCAGTCGTCCTTACATCCACCACGGCGAAGATGATCCGAAAGCGTATGTGGGCCAATCTTCAGGATCTGACCCGTACAACCCGTGGTTTCCCAGGCAACATGGTGGACTCGAAGATGAGTCTCCAAGCGGTCAAAGGGGATGATCGCCATTCGATTTCAGCGGTTGCTGTAGCCGAGGGAAACACATCGAAAGCGGTGGCCAACATTCAGGGTATCCACGCTGACCGAGTGATGGTCATCATCGACGAAGCGACAGACACGCCAGAGGCGGCATTTGAGGCGTGTACCAACCTCTCGAAAGGTTGTCGCGAGTTCAAAATGTTGGTCATCGGAAACCCTGCGTCCAAGTTCGATCCACACGGCAGGTTCTGCACACCGGCAAAGGGCTGGAGAAGTGTGACGATTGAGGATCAGTCATGGCTGACTGAACGCGGAATGTGCTGCCGATTCGACGGCATGAAGAGTCCGAACATCAGCGAAGGTCGGACCAAGTATTCATACCTTATAACGCATGATCAGGTGTTATCCGCTATGCGACATGAGGGTGAACAAAGCCCTACGTTCTGGAAGTACACCCGTGGTTTCTGGGCACCGGACGGCATGGTAAAGACCGTTTTGTCTGAGGCTTTGGTCGAAACTCATTCTCCGAACAAGAAGCTGATTTTCACCTCGAACGCCTATGAGGTTGCCGCTCTTGACCCTGGTTTCGGTGGCGACCGTTGTATCCTGAGATTCGCGAAGGTTGGTACAGCCAATGACAAGGTGAGCATCTTGTTTGGCGACATCATTCAAATCTCGCCGAATGCATCACTTGCGGATCCTGTGCATTACCAGATCGCCAATCGGGTGAAGGAGGAGTGCATCAAGCGCGGCATTCAACCGGATCGATTCGCTTTGGATTCAAGCGGCGAAGGCGGGGGGTTGGCCGACATTTTGACGCGAGAATGGGGCATTGTGCATCGTGTTGAATTCGGCGGTTCTCCATCGACGATACCCGTGAGCGACGAAGACAGTAGGCCATGCAACGAGGCTTATGACCGGAAGGTGACCGAACTATGGTTTTCGATGCGGAAATGGGTGGTTGAAGAGCGGATTGGTGGTCTTGATGTCGAGACGATGCAGGAGTTTTGTTCGCGAATGTTCGATGACGGCAAGCGCAAGATTTGCGTCGAATCGAAGACCGTGATGAAGCAGAGGACTGGCAGGTCGCCTGACTTGGCGGATGCGGCGGTCGTTTTGCTCGATCTGGTTAGGAAAACTGCTCAGTTTGAACCGAGGAGAACCAAGGCTGATAGGATGTGGGAAAAGCTCGTTGCTGAATCGGACATGATCTATCACAACATCTAGTTATGGGATACAAACTATTGAATATTCATGTTGTTCCGCCGGGAAACTGGATCTACCGAGTTCCAGAGACTGGGGTTGAGATCATTGCTGGATCTTGGCAGCAACTTCAGACGTTTGTTGAGGAACATTACAAGGCCAACGCGATTCCGGTTCCAAAAAACATCATTGATTTGCTGGTCGAGTTTTCGTGTCGCAGAGGTGCGGATTGTTCATTTGACGACGTAGAAATCCCGAAGGTTCAAGGAACGAGATCGTTCCAGATTGGAGATGTGGTCAAGTTCAGCATGAGTTTGGCGCATGGATTGACCATTGGAGGCGGCAAAGTTGACCCGGCAGAAGCTAACCGTAGGGCGGCAATTTGTGCCTCATGCATCTACAATCGTCAGCCGCATGGATGCAGTTCGTGCAACAGTCGTATCATAAAGGAGACGGTAAAGGTTTTAGCGTCTCATGGGTCTACACAGTACGATAATCAGCTTCAGAGTTGTGAGTTTTGTGGTTGTTTCGTAAGAAGCATGGTTTGGTTTCCCATTGAAACCCTTCGTAAATTTGCTGACCCTGCTGAGAACAAGAACCTTCCGGCCCACTGCTGGAAAAAAACACCATGTACGGATCAATAGCTCAACTCCCGCTCAAGACCCTCAACGAGAACGGGACGGCTCCCGATACGCGCATTGAGGATGCGGCGTCAGCGCGAGAAATCTTCCAGAAGCTCATCATGGCCGACGAGCTTCGGAACAACACCAGGGCCAAGCTGCGTGGTCTGGTTGATGGCAATCCTCCGTACAACCCTGCTGAGTTAAGGCGGAACAATCAGGCGTATCGGACCAACGTGAACTTCCGTGAATCGGAAGCGTTCCTGACGTTGGCCATGTCTGCCTTCTACGATGTGTTCGCCGAGGTGCCGACTTACGCGACGATCAAGACTGCTTACGGCAACGACATCGACAAGCGTGATGAGTGGTCGAAGATCATCACCGAGGAGTTTGATCGGCTTCAGAAGCTCGACAAGGACTTCGACTACATCATGCAGCTTTCGCAGCGTGAGATGGTCTTGATCGGTCATGGTCCGCTGATCTTCGAGGACTCCAACAACTGGCGGTGCAAGGCGATTCTCGCGACTGATCTGCTCGTTCCTGATGGCACCAAGTCAAATGTGAGCGACTGGAAGGTGGCCGTCGTTCGCGTTCGCATGGGTGTCGATGATCTGTTCGAGAAGATTCAGGACGAAGAAGCTGCCCGTGCTGCCGGTTGGAATGTCGATTATGTCCGCCAGCGGATCCGGGCTGCGATGCCTGAGCCGTACCGTTCCGGTGTCCAGTACGATTGGGAGTTCTTCCAGCGTCAGCTTCGCTCGAATGACATCACCTTCTCGGCTCGTTCCGAGGTGGTGCTGATGTCCCATGTGTTCTACAAGGAGTTCGATGGGAAGATCAGCCATTGCATCATCGACGAGCGTGACAGCGGTGATTTCATGTATCGCAGGCTTCGCCGGTTCTCGAAGTGGGAGCAGGTGATTCACCCGATGTATTACGACCGTGGTGATGGCGAGCATCACGGCGTGAAGGGCCTGGGCATCAAGATGCTTCAGGCGATGGAACTGAAGAATCGCTTGCGCTGCTCGATGGTGGACAGCGCGTTCGCTCGGACGCAGATCCTTTTCAAGCCTCTCAACCCGAATGCGCTGAACAAGACGAGCGTTGTCCAGCAGGGGCCGTACGCGATTGTTCCGCCTGATTACGATGTCATTCAGCAGAATGTTGCCGGTGTCCTCGACGCGCCGATGGCGGTGAATGCGGACCTAGAGAACGTGCTTCAGGGCAACCTCTCGCAGTACCGGCAATCGCTCAATAAGCCTCAAGGCAACCCGCGCACGGCGACTGAGATCCAAGCAATCGTCTCGCAGCAGAGCGCGATTGGTAAGACTCAACTGAGCCGGTATTACAACCAGCTTGACGCCTTCTTTGAGGAGCGTTTCCGACGTGCGTCCAATCCGAATCTGAATCCGATCACCAAGAGTGATCGCGATGCGATTGAGTTCCAGCGTCGTTGTCGTGAGCGTGGCGTTCCCAATCAAGCCATGCTTGACGTGGACTACGTCGAGGCGACTCGGACGGTGGGCCAAGGATCGCAGTTCGCCAAGCAGCAGCTTCTTGGTTCTCTGCTCGGTCTGCTCGGTTCTCTCCCCGAGGGTGGCAAGATCAATCTGTTGCAGGACTACATCGCCGCCCAGGTCGGACAGCAGATGGTTGATCGGTATCTGCCGACGGCGATCCCGAATGCGAAGGCTCAGGATCAGGCTGCTTTGGCCGTACTCGAACACTCCTCGCTACGCCAAGGCAACCTTGCTGTGGTCACGGACACTCAGAACCATGTCATCCATGTGGAGACGCATCTTGGTGCTGCCAATGAGGCTGCTGGCAGCTTGCAGCAGGGTGCGAATCCGCAGGAGGTCATGTTGTTCTTGCAGGGCATCCTTCAGCACGTTCAAGAGCATCTCCAGCGGTTGTCGCTCGATCCCACTCGGCGTCCGCAGGTCGATGCTTACGCGCAGCAGCTTGGCATGCTGAACGATACGATTCAGCAGCTTGGTGAGTTGGTGA